TGAAAGAGGTTTTCCAAAAACATTGATTAAATCTTGCTCAGTAGCAATGTCAATAGGAAAATCAACAGGTCCAATTGGAAAAGGTGCAGCAATAGCACCAATATTATCTAGAATATTATCAGCTCTACCTACCGTTAAATCAACCTCCCTGATTAATACTCCGGGAGATAACTGAGGAGTCGCCATGTTTTTCTCCTTTTTAGTCTCGTTTATCTAAAAAATATTTATTAAAAAATAACTTTACACTGGGGAAATCGGACGTGAACATTACCAATCTGGATATACGTCTTTAATTTTAGATATTGAGTTAATTTTTTTTCTTTGTTTCTTTATTCTTTGCTTTGTGCAGTCTTTGCATTCATATGAATACGACGATGCTACAGCTCCTCTATCTTTTCTGGTTCTATAAAATGATTCTATTAAATTTTTAGTTTCTCCACATATTCTACATTTCCTATCATTTAAAAGTAAATGACCAAGTTTTATTTGACCATCTAAATCCATTAGAGGTAATCCCACATATATGAACGATCACCATATTCATCGGTGTACCAACGATCACCTTCAGCATCCACAAATGAATTTGAATCTAGACCATCAGATATAAACCCAAATGGTGCCATGTCTTGTTCAATTTGATTTCTTTGCTCTTCGTATAATCTCTTACGAACATCTTGATCAGTAAGTTCCTTAAAATAGTCCTGTGCAACCAACCATGCATAGATAACAAGACACATTGCCAAGTCATCGTTACATCCTTCTTCTGCTTCAAAGGAATTACCTTTCGAAATAAATGTAGTTAGTTCTGATATAATCTCGTAGTCATTGAAGATTAATTTATCCTCCTCAATCATTGTCTTGAGATTTAATGACCCAACTTTCTTTACAGTCTTGGACATCTTAACTCCCAGTTGGGTTTTCTTTCCAGAAAATCCTTGACCAACAATTTGACCAGCTCTTCCTCTCATTGAGCACATGAGAAGATTTTGATACTCTAAATCATATTGAAGAATACTTGCAACCTGATCTCCAATATCATTTACCTCACAAAGAATATAGGCTCCATTATAATTTTTTGCTACTTCATATATGATATTTGGAAATAGCATTGGTTTGATTTCATTATTTCTATACTTTGCAACTACTTTATGTGGAAACTCTGTTATGTCAGTAACTACGAATGCAGAGTAATCCTCACTCACTCCTCTGGCAACATCAACTGTCATCAAATAGTCGTGGTCATTTTTGGGGTCTTCATAAACATCAAGACCTTTATTTCTTATTTTAGGGTGGTCATAAATCAAACTTCTCAATTTGCTGGGTGCAATAAGTGTATCGACAGATCCTAGAAACTCACACTCAAACTCAACCTTGAATTGTTGTTCTGATGTGTTTGCAATAGTCTGTTCTTTCCATTTAGAATCTCTACCTGGAACTTCTGACCAATGAACATCTGTAGGAATATATTCGTTCTTACCTTTTTCCGCATCGTGCCACATACGGTAGAAATGATTCATACCATGTGGCGTTGAAACTATGATGACTTTTGTGCTTTTACCAGAAGTAA